TCCAATAGGCACTTTATTTCTAAAATCATCGCCATCTCTAGTGAACTGAAAATCGTCTAGAACCCTAGTAAATACAGCTATTTCGTAGATTCTACCCTTTGTATTCCCACAACGCACTCGACATGTCACGATGCTCCAGTTATGAGGACTTTATCAAAAAAATTGATATTGCCCATGCCAAAATGTATAACTCCCTAAGAAAAGGAGGACACCTGGCAATCCTAACTGGTGATGTTAAGAGAAGGGGAGTATTATACTCTCTGATTAAGGACATGAGTTGGTATGGAACACCTATCCAGCACATCATAAAGCTTCAGCACAACTGTTTTAGTGATAAGATCCAGTACGGTGGTGGCAACTTCATACCCATCGTGCATGAACACCTTATTGTCTTGAGAAAAGATGATGAGTATATCATAAGAGGAAAAATCACTAAGACAATTGATATTGACTCAAGAACAAGAAGTAAGATGAGTTGGTTAAATGTTGTGCAGAATGCAATGGAGAGACTTGGCGGAAAGGCTAGTCTAAGTGACCTTTATAGAGAAATTGAAGGTCATGCAAAGACTAAGACCAATCAGCACTGGAAGGAAAAAATCAGACAGGTAGTACAAACCTATAAGGACTTTGTAAGCATTGATAGGGGAGTTTACCAGTTAAGACCGCTTGGAAAGCAATACGCAGCTGTTTAAGGAGGATGATGAGAATGAAACTAAACAAGGCTTTACTTAATATCATTTTAGCAACTCGATACAGAAAGCAGTTTGAAATTAGCAATTCAATGCTTGTAAAAACAAACAATGAGAATGCACCTTATGATTGGTTCCAAAACACTTGGGACTATTTTGAGAGTATTGATGATGGCTTGTTTGTAGAGGCTGGGATAAAGAAAAACCTGGCAACTCTATCAATAGTGTTAAACTGCGATCTGCCAGAGGGGATAGAGGATGTTGAGTATTCAGAGCTTCATAATTACGAAGTGCTTTATTTTTTCAAGGAGGATGAAGAGAATGGATTTAGAACAATGTAAAGACTATATAGAATTTCAAAAGAGCCTTTGGGGTAAGGTGCTTGACTATATTCATATTAGTACTGAAGCTCTGTTTAGTAGGGCTGAATTTGAAGGCTTAACCCATCAGGATAAGCTATCAAAAGCCATTGAATTAGGCTGGAGATGGGATTATCATCGGGGGGAATACTATATGGCTGTTTTAAAATAACTTTGAGGAGGATGAATATGACGGGAAAAATGGTTAACTTTGATGGAATTCCAGTAATGGTCCCAAATGACATAACAGATGTAGCTGAGGATTTCTATATCAGCTATAATGACCGAAGTATAGGTGACTATGGGTGTGCAACCACTGCTTTGGTTACCGAAGAACCCGTTAAGTTTCTAGTACTTAACGGCGACCATAGGAAGGAGTACAACAGCATAATTTCCAATGGAGGAAATTACGAAGACTGTGTTAGGTACTTTAAGGACAATGAAAACCTAAAGAACAAATACAGCGAGAACTACGATGAACTCCTGGTGTTTGAAGAAGGCAAACTTGTAGCCATTAAAGACGACAGATTTAGGGATTAGTTAACCAATGAGATCAGGGAGTGGATGATTATTCACTCCCCTGCTGATAAGACTCCCATACAAGTGGGATATGAAGTATAAGAGTAAAATTAATGGCCAAAAGGCGGGAGGATGATAAGAATGTTAAAGGCAAGTGAGATGGTTTACAAGAAAGGCTTGGCAGTTCAAATTAGAGGTATTGAGGAAAGAGCTGGAGAGTATCATGGAGATTTGGATTATTCTCTGACTCTTCACTTCAAGTCCAAAAATGCAATAGCCAATGCTTGCAAGATACTTGGATTTAGACTAGGGAACAAGTCAGCTCTTCAAAAAAGCTTTGATTTAGGTTACAAGTCAAAGGATGTGCGTATTAGCAGAAGTGCTGAGAGTGTTTTAAACTTGACCTTTGGTTACAAGTATCATGTGGGGCCCAGAGGATATGTCTATGACTATGTAAACGAGTATGAGGGGATACATTTTAGTGTAAGGATTGATCCTCGTGATGTTTACAGCAAGGCAGAAAGAAAGTATTTGGATGTACTCATGGGGCCAACAGCTTCGTGTAACTACTCTCTGGAAGAGTATCTTGAGGATGTAAAGAATCAACTTGAAAATGGCAATATAGTATATTGCAACCATATATAGGAGGATGATGAGAATGGGGAAGAGAATCCCAAGGCTAATAGATGGAGAACTTGAAACCTTTATGGTTCAAGGTGAGAGAAACCCTTGTGGTTGTGGATCTAATTGTTTTCACCAGCAATATGATGTTGATGAGGACATAACCTATGGTGTTTGCAACGCTTGTAGGAGAGACATATACACTTACAAGAAAAATCCTAACTCCACAAAAGTCGAATACAACAGAGAGGATGATAAGAATGGCAAAGGGAGTTATTAGAATCAAAGGCGGCAACTTCATGGAGATTGTTTCTGATGTTCCAGATTTTAAGGTATTTCTCTTGGATGAGGATATAAAGGCAATCGAGCCTAGGTATGATGAGTATAAGAGAGAAAGGGAAGAGTTGTTTACCCGGTTAAAGACTGGTAAATACAAGTACCTAATTGCTGTTAAGGAAGGGTTTGTAAGGGATTCACAGGTCCCTTGTGACGAGTATGTCCACAAGGCAATAGTTGATGATGATATAGACTACAACCTACCCTGGTATGACCTTAAAGGTGAGCTGATACTAGGGGTATATGAAGGCAATTCAGAGGAAGAGGCTATCTATGAGGCTGCTGAAAGTATCAATATAAGCAGAGATATTCTAGTCGCTTATCCTTTGGCTTAAGGAGGCTGATATGATGGATTTTTATTTAAGAAGATTAGAAAACATTATGAAAGTCTATAATCTAGACGGTGGGATATTACACGAGTCACTCAAACAAGCGATCATAAATAATGATATTGATGATTGCAGCATCGAAAGTGATGTTGGTATTGATGATGATTTAAGATATGCTCTTAATATGTTGATGGAGGATATTAAAGTGGACTGTTCCATACCGTTTTAACAAATATTTAAAACACAACCTACCATAGACCACTCTTTTGAGTGGTCTATTATTTTTATGTTTACACCAATATATATATTTGGTATAATTTACATAAGCAACAAAATTATATATGTAGCAGAAGAATGATTATTTTTCTGCGGAGGCTGATAAGAACATAGAGTAATTGGTGCTGATAAGACTTGTGGATATTCCATTAAGTCTTTTTTGTATGCACCAAGAGAAAAAGGAGGATGATGAGAAGATGGGTTACGAAATATTTTATGACAAAAGGTTTCTTTTGGTAGGAGAGGATAGCTACATTCCAATCATTCAACACGGTAGCAACAATTGTACCGATTGGAACTTTTCTACTGGTAGAGAGGTTGCAGAGAAAAACTGGAGCTGCCTCAACTACACTTTCGATGACAGGTTTGTATTTTCGGAAGAAGAGGTTATGAAAATAGCCAATGCTTGCAACGATGGTAACAATGCAAAGTCAAGGGGCAGGTCTTTTTCTGAAGAGGAGTTTATCCGGTTCTTTAAGAATGGGATAAAGGGAGCCAAACCTTTGGAGTATTATCTTGAGTTTGGCAATACCTTTGTTGTTAGTGATATAACGGACTATAAAGATCCAAGATTTCACTTTCCCAATTCAACAGAGGAAATGCTCCAAATGATTGAAAAGCTTCAGTCAGAAGGAAAAAGTGTCAGCATTGGTTTTCGAGAAAGAAAGCTGATTCTGCCAAGGAGAAACAGGGTTGAAAAAGAAAAAGTTCTAATTGAACAGGACCACTACTTTGCCTTGAGTTATGGATATGACTACTTGTATAAACTTAGGAAATACGGATATTCATATTCAAGTTACAAAAGTAGTGCAAAGAGATTTAAGACAGAAAAGGAGGCTGAAAAGTATTTAGATAAGTATTCTGATAGGCTATCAAACTTTGAAGTTGAAAGAATCAATGAGCCTTACAGATACTACAGCTGATATGAAAAACTAAATAGGGGGTGGGAATGTGTTAAAGAACAAGATAATTGCAGTGGATATTTGCAATACCCTTGCTGATGTTATTTCTGAACTGAATGCAAGGCTAGGAGTTAGTCCTACCCCTGATGTTTACTTTCATCCAGGGATAAAGGATAGGGATTATTTCAAGAAAAACCTTGATGTATTCCTTGATGCTAAGGTGCTGGGAAATTCAAATGTGGTCATAAGCGAGCTGGCCAAGTATAACAAAATTGTCTATATTACGGCCAGACCTAAAGAATCAGAGCTTGTGACTAGAATTTGGTTAAAGAGATATGGTTTTCCAAAGGGAGAACTGCATTTTACCAATGACAAGCTCAGCATAGCAAGTAAACTAGGTGTCGATATTGCCTTTGAGGATGCTCCTTATGAGATTGAGAATTATATAAGGAATGGAATTGAGGTAATGGTTAAGAAACAACCCTATAATCTAGGGTATGAAAACTTGTTTGATTGGTGTGATTTTAGCTTTGTAGAACAAGTTCAGGCTGATAAGAAAAATTAAATAAAATAACTAGGAGGATGATGAGAAATGATGGAAACTAAGGTTGATAAGAGAGAAGATGCAGTAAAAATGTTTGATGGTGAGCTAGGAAATAAGCATGATGGTATGGTCCCAGCAAAGCCGATCCTTAATTACCTTATTGCTAAGGCAAAAGAGGATGAAGAGTTTGCAGATAGGGTAATGCTAGAGGAAAAAACTGTTAAAGAGTGCTTCCAGTATGTTATGCAGGAAGTTAAAAAGGCACTTAATAGCAAGAATGGATACCTGGCAGACCAAGTTGTTTATGATATGGCAACTGACTACTTCACTTTAGATGGTGAGTTGATTGAAAAGGCTCCAGAGCCTCCTAAGATAGATACAAGTAGACAGGCATTTACTCCTCCGACTCCAAAGAAGGAAGAGAAGAAACCACAGATTAGTCTATTTGAAATGTAGGAGGGATAGGAGATGAAAAAATCAATATTAAAAGATATACCATTAAAGGAGTGGGATAGTAGTTGGGATCACCTGGCAAAACTCTTAAACAAATCAGACATTAGCCATCTGGCAGATGCTGAGATAATAGAGGTTGATAAGGAGAAGGTACTCGTTTTGAGTATCTTCTCAAAGCAACACAAGTCACTTATGTATAGGGTGTTTACAAGCAAGAGTGATTATTTGACACAATACTTCATAGATTATGTTAAGCATGACTTTGAGGATTTTGCTTGGAGGACAGCATCACTTGATAACCTTATATATTATTATGATGATATTGTGTTGCTGGATGATAAGTCAACTTCGGCCATGTTGGAATTTCTTAATTCTGATGAGGTTGAAAGTTTGGTTTCCTTGCATACAAGGATAAGGAAACAAAGACTTGCCCAAAAGCACCAGAGGGAAAAGGACAAAATTGATGAAAGAATGAATCGTGTAAAGAAATTGCCAAAGAACTTTGAAAAATGGGTAGAGGAAAAGGCACTTTTCAAGAGCAGATACATTGTTTACAAGTATGCTGCTAGAAAGGTCCTAGACGGTTATTGTACTCACTGTAAGACCGATGTGAGGGTAGAGGGACCAAGGCATAACGAAAAGGGAGTTTGCCCTAATTGCAAGAGCCCTGTTACCTACAAGGCAAGTGGGAAGGTGCAAACACTGATGGATGATGTATATGTAGCTTTGATCCAGAAGGCTGGCGATGAACTGGTAACAAGGTATTTTCATGTTACCAAGAACTACAGATACGAAAGATACAGAAATCCAGATCTTTGGATTCGTGAAATTTCAAGGGATTTTTACACAAGCAATGGGAAATGGAAGGCACATTCGTATGAATGGGCGAGATTTAAGCAAACTGATGAGGTGAGATGGTGCAAGGAACATGGATATGTTAATGTAAATCCATCTGTACTATATCCATCAAACCTTAAAAGGGAGCTAAAGGGTACTAGATACGAGTACTCAGCCATTGACATTTATGCAAAAGAAGAAGTGGACTTCGAGTTTCCGGTGTGGAGATACCTATCTGTATATCCAGCATTCATGCAGCTTGAATACTTTGTAAAGATGGGGCTTACAAGCATAGCTTCACAAGTGCTAGTAGCACCTAGCTATGAAATGAGGATTTTCAACATGGAAGGTAAAAGTATCAAGGAGGTACTGAAATTAAGTAAGGAAAGCATAAATAGACTTGTTAGGCTAAATGGAACTTTCAAGATACTAACGATACTCCAGGAGGCTGAAAAGATTAATATATCCCTTACTGATAAGCAGATATATGAAATAAAAGAAATGTACCATACTGATACCGTGTTTGGTTGTCTCAAGCACACATCCTACCATAAGCTCCACAAGTATTTAGATAAGCAAATAGCCACTTATGGCAAGGGTCTTTACAATGACAGGATTCCATCTTATATGAGAACCTATAATGACTATCTAAGGGATTGCGAGTTCCTGGGTTATGATTTAAAAAATGACTTCTTCCTATTTCCAAAGAATCTACAAAAGGCACATCAAGATACTATCTCACAGGTTAAGCATAAGAAGAATGAAATAGTAACTGAAAGACTTGGAGAGCTGTTTGATAGCCTTAATGATAAGTTCAGATGGGAAGATGGTGAGTTTGTGGTATTCCCTCCAAAGTCACATGAGGATCTACTAACAGAGGGTAGTAAGCTCAAGCATTGTGTTGCTGGCAGCTACAGTGAGAGAATGGCAAAAGGCGAAACAATAATCTTGTTCTTAAGAAAGAAAGACGAGCTTAAAAAACCGTTCTTCACCATTGAAGTGTCGCCAGAGAATTACAAGATAAGACAATGCAGAGGTCAGAACAACTCAAACCCAGTTGATGAAGTGAAAGAGGCGGTAGAAAGATACGAGAAAAAACTTGAGTCATTGAAAAAGGCAAGTTAGAGACAAGGAGGATGATGAGATATGTTATACAGAAATGATTGTCAACTGCTTAAGCACCCTAAGATATTTATCTGTGGGGAGCAAGGGGTAGGTAAAAGCTATCTATCAAATTGGATAGCTGATAACCGCCCCTGCTACAAGCAGGTTAAGATAGCACAGCCCTTGTATGATATGGTGGAGCTGATAAGAGAGGATAGATACAGTGGGTTAAACAAGGTCCTTGAGGATCTTGGATTTGATTTAACCACTACCTATTTCATAAGAGGGGAGATAGGGAATGACATAATTGAGGATGTTAAGTCCTCGATTAAGCCAAGATATGCCCTTCAGAAATTAGGAGATATTATCAGAAAGTATAATGAGAATGCACTGATTGAAAGGGCCCTTAATATTTCAAAGGATCATCCGGTTATAATTGATGATGTTAGACTTGGGATTGAAGGGGATGCTCTTAATAAAGGCGGGTTTGTTGGAGTAAGACTAGAGGCAGACCCCTTCATAAGAAAAGAGAGACTTTCTCTTAGAGATGGTGCATACAAGAAAGCTTCAGAAAAACACAAGACAGAGTCAGAATTTAACAAAATTCCAGTAAGGTATCATTTCAACAATAGTGATGATTATACGCTGGGGGAAGGTTATCTACTGGATCACATAACACAGTATTTGCTGGGAAACTAAAAGTGCAGAGTTTGATTTATATTAGGCAGAGATGCGAGTGTGTTTTTCTTGATATTAACATACTATTATGATAATATTTTCGAAAGAAGGTGCATTATGCAATTAGAGTTTAATCTTGACAGCAAGTCAGTGTTATACCATGGGACAATTGATTTTTATGTTGAACACATTGTCAACAAGGGTATAAGTATTGTGAATAGAGAGATTGTAGATTCTGATTTTGGCAATGGATTTTACATGACAGTTGATAACTTTAATCAAGCAAAAGAGTGGGCGGAATATACTGCCAGACATCCTAGACCAATAAAGCAATTGTTGTGTGAGATGAATAAATCAGTTGATGATTTTTTAGAACAAAGAATGAGAATGAAACCCATAGTTATTGCATTTAGAATTAATGATATACTGTGTTTCGAGAGGTTAAACAAGCAAATATATACAGTTGATAGTCTTAGATGGAAAGAATTCGTTGTTGAAAATAGAAGTGGCGGTACAATCCATCTTTATGATTGGGTTTACGGTCCAGTAGCGGACGGTGGGATTCAATCATTATACCCATCTGAAATAAAAGCCTACAATGGCTACAACCAATTGTCAGTACACACAAAAGAAGCAATAAATTGTATAGAAATTTTGGAGGTGATAGAGTGTTAATGAAAAGGCGAAGGATAAAAAAAGATGTTCACTTGTTAGCCATCAATACTACAAAAGAATTGATAGTGAGGTTTAATAAGTCCATATCTGAAGCTGAAGATCTGGTAAAGAATAGCGATATGGAAAGAATAATATTAAAACACCCTATTGCTTTACATGATTCAGCTTACAATTGGGCAGTAAAACTGTTAACTGAGAATGGAGAAATTGAAACCTTAAAGAAACATTTAGTCTAAAAGTATTTGCAAAAACTAAAAGCACCCCCGAGGGGTGCTTTACTTTTTAGCCTTTCTCGTGTAATATTCTTTTGCAAGGTTTACTATGTGTTCATCCATTATAAATGTAGCTGTGAAATCACCAGGGAAGGTAGTTCTCATTTTATGTTTTTCAGCCATTCTGTTTATAGTATTTAGCCCAGTAATTGCCTGTTGGTGGAGAGAGTCCAACTCTTCATTTCCAAGTTCATCCTTTTTATAGTGTCTTGCCCTTGTGTAGTATGCAATGTCCTCGATGGATTTTAGTATCTCTTCGGCATCTTCAAATGAAGCCGCCTCAACCAACTCTTCCAACTCATCAAGTATAGGAAACTCACTTGTCTGTTGCTCGATCCTCATATGCTTTACATAAGCTTCAATATCTGGCATGAACACTTCAGGGTATCTTCCATCTATCAGCTCGCTTGCCTTTTCCTTTAGATACTCTATGTCCTTATTCTCCAGTGACATTGGTCTTCTGTAGTTGTGTTTGCAGATGATAAAGTTTCCATGAAGATTATACTTTTCTTGAAACTTGAAATCCTCTGCCACTGAGTCATTCATCAACAATAGATAATTCATCGGCAAGGGTACATCCTGGAACTTCCCTTCAATAATCTGTATAAACTCATCCGGAGCATTCTCTATCTCCTGCACTATGGGTTCATCACTTCCGTAGGGAAATGTCATAACTTTTATCGTGCTCATTTAATTCCTCCTTAACTGATCTTCCTTCTTTCTCCAATGTTTCTTATCTTATCCTTTATCAAACTACTCTTGCTTGTAAGATAGCTTATGTCATTTGCATTCAGAGAGAGAAGAATATCGTCTTTCTCCTTTACAATAATTATGTTTCCATGGATGCCTATCCCTGAGTTATACCTTTTGTTGTTCTTACAGCTGCCAATAAGGGCAACATAATCCTTGTGTATCTTATGTCTTATTATTTCCTCACCAATATGCTCCTTAAAGCTTTTTAAACTCTTTGGCATATTAATTACCACTGGTTTGTCGCTAAAGTGAGGGTAGATTAGTGCTAATATCCTCTGCATAAGCCTCCTTCCTAGAAAAAAGAGCCTAAACACATGGTCTATAAGCTCTAATCCTTTTTCAGTCATTATTTCCAACAAATGCCCGTTTTTGGCATTCTAGCCATAGGATAGGTATCCTTGCCTTTTTAAAATGCCTTAGAAACGATTTTGTGAGGCCGTTTTTTCACCAATGCTTTATTATAGCAATTGTAGAAGGGAATTGTAGCCATCAATCCAAATTTCTCTCTCTTTTTTATGTTTTTGGTAGACAATGTGGCCATCAATTACTGTAGTGTTGTGCATATCATAAACTCCCTCAATAAATCTTGCTATCATTTCAATTTGACTATCTGAACAATCCTTACTGGATAAATCTATGTAATCTTTTAGGTATTCCTTGGCCATGATTTTAGAAATAATCTTAATATCTCCTTTTCTAATTGCATCTGCCACCAGATCCTCTTTTACAACTAGAGGGGGCATATGGTTTGTAAACTGTATTGCTTCATTTATTTCATTCATATCCATATCGAAAAGACTCTCTTCTTTTGTATCCTTATTATCCCTGGTGTTTCTGTACTCATCAAGTGCTACTACCTTATCTTGTCCGTTCATATTGTCCTCCTTTGTGCCTATAACACTTTTGTTCTATTTAAGTATATCATATAAATAATATTATAACAATATATACATTGTGATAATATTTATTATTGCGTACAATATAATATACGGACAACATATGCTTATTTACGGGGTAGCAGTATCATTATTTACTTTTACCTGGAAAGTTCCTTTGCATAATCTTTAATCACTTCTACTTCAAAGTATGGCTCAGTGAATATGTAGGGTGTCATGTACCTATCGGAAAGTGTGTTTAGCTGAGACATAAACACAACCAACTTCTCCATAGAGGGTGATGCCTTGCTCTTGTTGTATCCCTTTTTTATTAGTGCCACCAGGTTGTCTATCCTTTCTCTGTCACCTTCTGAGACTGCTTTTCTAAGAAGATCTATCTTCTCATGGATACACATTGATTTCTCTGATTTTCTCTGGGTGTTAATAAGCCTTAAATCATGTTTTCTTAGATACCTGATATCATGCTCATCAAGGGTGAAATACCCTTGCTCGTATTTTCTGGTGATTAGAAAGCTGCCTATTATCCCATATTTTCTGTTAAGCTGGTCCATGTTCTTGTTCTTTGGATCAAAGTATAGGTGGTATGCCTTTGGCAGTGCCAACTCCTTTGGCTTCTGTGTGTCAAGATATGACTTGATGGAGTGAAGATTACTGTTGATCTTGATTAGTTTCGGTTCCTTCCGATCATGGGTGTAGAAGAATACCTCAATGCTCTTATTAGTTCCTCCCATTTTATTACCTCCTTGTAAGCAATGTTATCTATTATATATATTTACCTCAAATTATGCAAGTTTATACACAATTTAGTATATAAATATATATGTTGTGCAAATATTAATAATATGATATAATATAGTCAGTTGGTAAAATAATTTACATTATCAAAGGTTGCAACAAGATACATATAATGAGAATACAATAGATTTAAAGCAATAATCATAGGGGGTGTCCCTTAGAGGTATTGGAAACAGTGGAATGTTAAACGGAGTTCCTATTATACTGAATTATGGGAACACAGTTAAATGGTAAATTATGTTAGTAAGGAAGTGATGCTATGGGAAAACACAATGTGGATCATAGGAAGGAAAAAATCATCGAGATACTAAAGAGGAAAAAATTTGCGACCATGGAAGAGTTGGCCAGAGAATGTAATGTCACAAGAAGAACAATAAGAACGGACATTGCCTATCTTAAAAATGTCTATCCTCAGCTGGAGATTAAAAGAGGGAAGGTAAATGGTGGAGTATATTATAGGGAAGATTAACCTTGGAGGTGTGTTATGGCAAGGAAAAGAAATTTGGATAAGGCTACAAAAAGACCTTGCCCTGTGTGCGGGTCCAAGGGAACAGTGGGAGAAGTGTTATCCCGTAGTGCCGGAAACAAATATGGACTTGAGTGGTGCTACTTTTGCAGTAATTGTTTAAGTGAGTTTGATGATAGGGGAGTTAGGGTTTTTAATGCAAGTGGTCAGTTCATGTTTATTGATCCAGACTACAGGCTTACAAAAGAGGGGTGATTACATGCAATATAAAACTCATGTAGCAGGTGGAGTGGCACTAGGATATGTACTCTTTAACAATGTGGATGCTCTTTCTCATTATGTTAATGACAGTCCAACATTTATGATTGCAACTGCTGGTCTTGTTATCGGCTCGCTTATGCCAGACATTGACATTAAGACAAGCTATATGTCACAAAAGACAAAACTTGTATCTTTTTTTACAAGCAAACTCTTTAAGCACAGAGGATATACCCATTCAATAGTGGGTGTTCTAACATTTAGCTTATTGCTTTTCTTTATAATGGAGGCTCTTGGCTTTTCTGATGGGTCTACGAAATTATTTACTCTTTCCTTTATGATTGGAATGATAAGTCATGTTGTCCTTGATATGTTTACCTGGAGTGGAGTAAAGTTGTTCTACCCATACGATAAGAGAGTCAATATAGGCAGTTATAGGTCTGGACTGTTCCCTTACGCATTTGGCGAGTGGATGATTTCAATAGCATTGTTTGTGGTGGCATATAAGAATATGCAAGGGCTGTTATAAATACAAAGGGGTGGTTGTTTGCTTAGAACAGGAGACAGAATTAACCTAACAAAGAATCTAGGCAAGAAGAGTAAGGAAACGAGGACACTAAAGGGAAAGGTCTTGGGAGTGTATGAGAGATACTTCTTAGTTGAGGCTGACAAAGGCTATAGGGAGTCATTTTTAAAGTGTGATGTGACAAATGGCAGCATAACTGTTGTACTTGCGAATGGAGGGGATACGAATGTTAATCCTAAACAAGCGTGGCCAGAAGGTTGTTAGTAGCGAGGTTTCAGTGGGTGGCATGGTGACAGGTAGTAACAGGAGCCCATATGATGGACTTGTAGGAAATGTAGTCTGCATCAAGGTATCAGAAGAGAATGTAAGTTTTGTTGTGATGTTTAAATACCCTGATGGAAGTTACAAGACCAGAGAGGTAAGGACTGAAATGATCGAGTGTGCATAAGGGAGGCGAGTGAGATATGTTCATGGAGTTAGGAAGAAGGCTTGATAATTTTCTTGTAGATGTTCGAAGATGGAATACTCAAAGAATATGGTACAAGATATATGGTCATTTTTTCATTAGCCAAATGATCAGAAAAAGAGGTTTTGACGATCGTGAACACTTTGATTATTTTATGGATATCGTTCTAAAGAATAAGCAGATTTTTAGATGGCAATATGACAGCTTTGTTGTGAAGTTCAACAAAATATATGGTGCTTCAATAAAGGAGGGATAATGGTGGCACAGTTTAATATAACTATCAAAGGCTACCCAAAAGAGGCTAAAAACCTAGTCGATATATGGAATAAGGCAAATACATTCAAGGAACTCGGCTATATAACATTCAAGAACAAAAGACCTAAGAATCCTAAGAATAACAACAGAAGGATACTGGGGCTTAAGGCAGAGAGCATATCCTATCTGAAAGATGATGAGGAATTGGTGAAGATGAGTGTCGAGAACTATATATATCTTATGGCCAAGTGTGGAGTCGATATAGAAGTGGAAGAGAATGCAGAAAGCGAGGACCTTTAATGGATAAAATATATGATTTAGAAGTGCTGAGGATAAAGAAATTGTCGGATATGTCAAAAGAACTATTGTACCATTTCACAGACAGTCCAAAAGATAAAGCTCTATGGCAAACTCTTGAAAGAATAGTGGACAGGAATATGCCCATGAAAGTAGTGAGTGAAACCTATAAAGTTGGCAAGAGTGAATTTTCGAGATCAGTAGACATATTAAAATGCCCTTCTTGCGGAGATGAAGATACAATTTGGGATAGAATAGGCGATGGCGTCAACTACTGTGGGGAATGCGGACAATTGTTGGATTGGAAGGTTAAGTTCTAATGGGGGGCAGAGAGGATTCTAGGTTAAGGAGGCACTTCTACAATAGCAAAATGTGAGCAACTAGGTTTTGACAGCGGCGAAACAATTGTTATTGGTGATGATACATAAGGACATTTTTACATAACAGGAGGGATTTAATTGAGCAGAAAGATTCCATGCAGAAATTGCGAAAAAAGAAACTCAATTTGTCACGGATCTTGTGATATATACAAGGCTTGGAGAAAGGAAAAAGACGAGCTAAATCGAATTATAGCACAGGAGAAAAGATCTGTAGTAGCTGATTATGTTAGGGAGAGAAGATTTGTACTTGGGAGGTAGTTTATGAGAATTGATAGGGAGAAATTCAAGAAAAATACTTGTGCTAAGTGCAAACAGTTCACCGGAGATAAGCCTGTTGTTGGAAAGTGCATGGCATCATACGATAAGATGCTTGTTTGTGCCAAAATGCGGTTGGTCAATACTTCTGAATATGTTAGAATAACAGGTATCGAAGAATAAGAGAGTGCAGCTGTTTACCCAAAGTTTCTTTCGGAGGTGATATGATGATTGACGTTAGGTTTAGCACAAAGGCGAAAAGAGAATGTCTCAAAGGCGGGTTTCCTATTGATTATCTGAAAAAGGCAATTCAAGAGGAATTGGAAGGAAAGATAATGGATAGCCTTGATGATAATCTCTATATAAGTGTAATATATGGGAAGAAACCCATCATGGCCATTGGAAGACAGTTCGATGATTTGTTCCTGGTGGATGATGTAAACCTAAAATTTGTCTTGATACATGCCTCTGATGATGGGGAGCCTGTCATTCACAGGCCAGAGTATGAGGAAAGCGAAGAGTACCTTGCCCTAAAGGAAATCAGGGATAGAGACGAACTCTTATCTTCACCCATTGAGTGCCTTGATATTAGTACAAGGATATTCTTGAGACTTTCCAAATGTGGCTTTAGGACCATTGGAGATATAATTGAGGAAACAGAAGAGTATTTCAAAGACAACAAAATCCTAACCCTTGCCCATATAAGTGAGCTTAGAGGTAGGCTGTTGGGACTAAACCTGGGATTTAAGAAGGAGGAAGACCATGAGTAATATTGAACATCTACTAAAGACATATCCCTTTAATCTCCTGTTGGAGATCCAAGGAGATGAAGATAAGGTTGAAATGAGTTATCTTAAAGGCTTTTATAATGCCCTTGATACTCTTATGGATAGGGAGAAGGAAATTCTTAAGCTAAGGTATCTTGATGGCTTTACTTACTCAAAGATAGGTGAGATTTACGGAGTAACCCAGGAAAGAATAAGACAGATTATTGTAAGAGCAATAAGAAAGCTAAAGCATCCTAGTAGAAGGGCCATGTATGAGGGTGTTCCCTTTAAGAGAATGCTTGATGTTAAGCAGGAATTGTATCAGATTAGAGGGGAGTTGGACAACCTTAAAAGAGCTTATGATTTATTGGTTGGTGATGAGTCCAGTGATAGTGATATATCTGAACTAGCAAGATATTCAGCCCTTATGGAGAAACCCATTGAGGAACTAAATCTTAGTGCCAGACCATATTATCTGCTTAGGAGAGCTGGACTAGATACTGTTGGAAAGATAATTGAGGTATCTGAATACGATCTGCTAAAGATACAAGGCATGGGGGACAAGTCGATAGAGGAAATAGTGGAGGAACTTAGTAAATACGGATTAAAACTTAGGAGGTAATAAAGGAGTATGGTTTGTTTTGGTATGGACAATGGAGAAACGACAGAGGGTAAGTGTCAAGTATGCAAGAGAGAGGTCAAGATCCAAGGGGATTCTGCCACAGGCTACAGTTATAGGTGTGTATGTGGCCATAAGGAACAACTGGGGAAATTACCAAAGGAGAGTAACAGGAAGTTAACCAGCAACATAATGTATTGATTGGGGTGGTACTGGTGAAAAAACTACTATATATAATAGTAATAATATTATCTTTTATACTTGTGACAGGCTGTTCTGGTAACGAGTCTGAGTTTAGGGAGAAACTATCGAGAAAGATCAATGAGGAATCGACTAGCGTATCTGAACAAGAGCCATTTAAAGAGGCTCAGGAGCCAGTTGAGACAGAGCAAACACAAGAGGTAGAGGAAGTACAAGAGGTCGAAGAAGTACATGAGGAAGAGGCAAAAGAGGCAAAAGAAGTAGAAGAGGTTGAGGAAATAGAAGAGGTACAAGAGGAAGAGACATTCAAGGTAACTCATGTAAGAGATGGAGACACCTTTGAAATAGATTATTATGGCAATAATGAAGCTGTTAGGCTAATTGGAATAGACACTCCTGAAAGCGTACACGCTGATGAGAGCAGAAACACAGAAGAGGGGAAGGTAGCATCAAACTTCACCAAAGAGCTCCTAAAAGATGCATATGTAGCCTTGGAGTTTGATGTAGAGGAAAGGGACCAATACGGGAGGTTGTTAGCATATGCGTATATTGATGGAGAGATGGTTAATAAGATACTACTTGAAAAAGGGTATGCTCAAGTTGCAACCTATCCGCCAAATGTAAAGTATGTCGATGTCTTTACAGACCTGCAGAGGGTGGCCAGAGATAATGGAGTTGGATTGTGGGGAGAGAGTAAGGGTGATCCCGCCTCAAGTAAGGAAACATCCGGCTTGGTTCTTATTGGAAGTGTAAACTCAGACAAGTACCACATCAAGGGCTATACCCATGACGGACAGATAGCAGAGCACAATATCATAGTCTTTGATAGCGAGGATCATGCAGCTGCAAGTGGATATGTTCCTTGTAAGGCTTGTTTCTAAAGGAGGAATACCATGCTTACTTGCCAATTTTGCGGTTTAAAGGGTAGTTATGACTACTTTCAACTAGACAAGTTAGGCAATGGATTTTGGTGTGAAGAATGTGACGGTTTTACATATTTAGAGGGTCACTCAACCAAGCATAGGTTTACACTTATAACTGAATGTGTAAAGGGTAAGAAGATAAATGGCAGCTATTCTGGTATCAAATTTTCCAAGAGATTATCACCCTTGAGATACCCGGGAGGCAAGTCAAAAGTTATAGATTATCTCTACACTCACCTTCAGGCAACAAAATCAAATAAGCTTGTCTCTCCATATACTGGTGGTGGTAGCTTTGAACTTGCTATGCTGAATGCAGGAGTAGTTGAAGAATTGCATTTAAATGATATAGACAGGGGTATTTATGCCCTTTGGTGGGCCATAAAGCACAGACCTGATTATCTTGCTGATAAGCTACTCAACATAACCCCTACTCACAAAGACTTTTTCAATGCTCAACAAATAATTAAAGACAATTATAGTGGAAGTAGTATCCTTGATTCTGCATGGGCAACATTAATAGTTAACCGTCTAGCATATAGCGGTATACCCAGGGCTAACCCTTTAGGTGGTAAAAATGGCTCTAGTGAAATATTGCTATCCCGTTGGAATTCTAATGATTTGTTAAAGAGAATTAATTATATTCATTCTCTGAGTGACAGGATATCCATTACTAACATGGATGCTCTTGAACTTATAGAAGAGGCTTATTGGGATAACAGCTCAACAATATTTATTGATCCTCCATATGTTGAAAAGGGGAAGGCTCTTTATAACAGCTATTACTCAGAGCAGGACCATAGAGACTTAGCATTTTTATTAGAGCAACTTCATTTTGGTTGTCCAGGAGCCGATTTGGTAGTAACTTATGATTACCACAGTTTGATTGAGGAAATATATGAATTGCCACAGCATGAGGTGTTAGGTCGGACTTATTCTGCCTAAAAAATACAGGTAATATATTAAGGAGGAGATTAATATAGATTTCAACGAGATTTTTAACAACGATGAATTTGACACAAACGAGTTTGAGTATGAGTACGAACATGATGAGAACCCAATCTTTGATGATTTCTCATATGAAGATGAGATGAAAAAGTTTGAGAAACTAGCGAAAATATATGAGGATAAAGGCTTTGATAATGCCCTTTTCGAGCTGATGCTTGCAAGTCTTGACCTTGTAGGCAATACTACTTTATATAATGAAGATAAAAGCGGTAGAAACAAGGCAAGAGTCATTAAGAATATCGGAGTTCTTTATAGCATAATTGAAACCTTTATTGCTGGTGATGAAAGTGTGGCCAGAGCTGTGGGCTTGTTAAAAGACACCTATATCGAAGTGGAGCATGAGCAGGATGAAATATCCGTAGGTCCTACAGAGCCTGGGTATATGTATGATCTTGATGAGGAAGAGGAAGAAGAGAAAGAAAGCAAGGTTAATGGAGTTTATAATATAAACAGAATAAAGCACTTGTTTGAGGAGTAGGCTTATGACAGATGATAATAAGATAACACTGCAAATACCAGATGTTCCTCCATCTAACAACAAGTACCAGGGCAGAGGGGGAAAGAAGGAGCAAATACTTGATTACCAAAACGAGAAGACCGAGTGGGCATGGCTTGTCAAGGCTGCCATAAGAAAGAGGCCAACAAAACCTTTTGAAAGGGCAGTTGTAAATATAACCTATCATTTCAAGGACAGTAGGAGGAGAGATCCGGACAACTACTCAGGTAAGTTCCTCCTTGATGGGCTTGTCAATGAGGGCATAATCAAAGACGATAGCTTTTCATGTATCGACTTAAGAATCAATGGAATATCTAAATGTGGGTATAAGAAAACTGTTATTGTGGTGGAGAAGGAATAGTTATTCTATTGTTTGTTTGGGAGGGATATTGTGAACAAGGATGAGTTTATTAGAATATGTAGGGAGTCTGGCTATGCAAGAAAGGCTGTAGCAGAGGAATACTGCAAAGGCAAGGATACATTTACAGAGGATGATTTCATGGAAGTGTGGAGAATCAACCAACGAAAGCTTGATGTCAAAAATGGTGCTTTGGATGATAGGATGAGGCACTTGCTAGATAACAAGACAACTAAAAGGTATAAGGAGAAGGAAGATGTATAGTAGTTGAATCCTAAAGTGTTTTGCTTTATATATTTTTTTAGTGGCAATATTTATTTGTTCATTAAATTATTAGTGTTATTCTTTACACTAGGAAGAAACACTCCCTCTGTGTTATGATGTAGTTATATTGAGGGTTACAGCTATTACAAACGAAATGTAGCTTTGGAAGGTGAGTATATGGCAAGAGAATACAATCTATTTTCTTTGGTAAAACATGATACAAATCAAGAGCCAGACAAGAAAGTGCCAGATAGGGTTGAACTTAAGGGAAAGCAAATGTGGTGTCCTTATTGCAGCTGCCCGGTTATCTTTGTTAAGGACAAGGAGCTTGGGGTGAAGAGGTGTCCTATTTGTGGCATATCGGACAGAGACTACCATGTAAAGATAGTCAACAAGAAATGGAAGTAACATAAGGAGTGCTGATAAGATGGATCATAGAAAGCTTCATGGCTATGTAGAGAAATACAAGAAAAAACTTAAATCAGATAGAAAATCAAAGAATACCATCATTAGCTATAATACCTGCCTTAATGACTTCCTTTCATTTATTAAGGATACATATGAGGGAGAGTTTGAGTTTAAGGATGCCACAATGGAATATATTGATACTTTAAGTGGTGAGCTTAAGATTGGCAGCATTAACACCAAGAGGTCAGGGATCAGGTCCTTTATTTCTTTCCTATATGAGAGAGACTATATTAAGGAAGACTTCTCTCATTATATAAAGAATCTTAAGAACAACAGAAAGCAAATTGATATTCTTGAGCCAGAGGAGATAAAGCAGCTGATAAACCACCTAACAGATGAACTAAAGAAAGCCAAGGGTTATAACATATATCCAAAGGCTAGGAATCTCACTCTGATTATCTTTATGCTTTATACTGCCACTAGAAGAGGCGAGGTTGTAAATGTCAAGTTCTCTGATATAGACTTTATAAATAACGAGATTAGGATACTTGGCAAGGGCAACAAGGAGAGGATCGTTCCACTAAGGCAAGAGGTAAAGGATAGCCTATACAACTTTAGAGACATTATTGAGAAACTACACAATGCTGACTATAATGTAAAGTCTGACTATGTGTTTAGAAGTGAGAGGGTAAACCCACAGACAGGGTTAAAGGATAGTCCAATGACTGCAAGAAATGTCCTTAAGATAGTTAAAAACTCTTGTAAAAAGGCGGGGATAGAGAAGAACATAACAGCACATTCCCTAAGACATATATTTGCCAGCTATGCTATTCAATCAAATGTGAATTTGAGAGCTTTAAGCGACATATTAGGACATTCAAATACAAGTACGACACTGGATATATATTCACATGTAATAAGCAATGAACTTAAGAAACAAGAGATGAACAAGCTGGAATACTGATATACACACATTTTTAGGAAATTGAGTCAAAAATTCCTGGATGAGTCAAAAAAATATTTTGAATAATGACCCACTACTAAATAGCCCTATCATGGGCTATTTTTTCGTTTGTTGACATAAGATAGTGGGTATGATACCTTTAACATATGGAAAACATATACATTTATATAAGAGAAAAGGAGATATGCCATGACAGAAGATAGGGACCTTGCTATTTGGAGATTTGAGAATATCCTTAACAAAGACACACTCATATTAGGCTTGGCCACAACAGGAGAGGGAAAGCTTGATGAGATTATCGAGGTTTGCCTTGTTGACCTGGATGGCAATATCCTAATGGATCAGCTTATAAGACCTACTGTTACTGTATCTGAACAGGCACATAAGATTAATGGAATAAGCTTTAATGACCTTGTTGATGAGCCTTCCTATCTGAGCATATATACAGAGCTGTTGGAGCTTGTCGAGGGTAAGGTTGTTTGCATCTACAATGCTGATATTGGAGCCAGGATCATTAGACAGACCAGCCAGAAGTATAACCTTGAAAGTCCTCTTAATTACACAGAGGATATATTCTGTATTATGGAGAATTATTCAGAGATAAAGGATGAGTACGATAAGGATTGGAGTAGGAAGAAATACAAGAGCATACTTGAGGCAGCAAGAGAGGAAAACATTGAGTATGACAGTGAGAGAGGCACTAGAGCAAGGGTAGAGGCCCTTATAGCTTATCAGCTGATACAAAGTATCTCTTATAAGGGGCAAGAGGGGATAGAGGCTTAGAGAGGGGCAGGGGAGTAATTTATATGGAAGATATAAATATAGTTGAATTTGACGAAGAACTGCAGGTCTACACATCCTATAATACAATCGTTCCACAGATATGCGGGGAAGGAACTACTAAAGAAGAGGCTGTATCTAATATGATTGAGGGAGCTAAGGAGTTTGCCAAGGACTATGATGATAATATAGAAGTATTCTCAGGTGTTTTAAATGTCAAACAACAGTTGCTGATTAATAATATTCTTCTGAATCTGGATGATGAAAGCAAGATAATGGAGATGCTAGAGGTTGTCTGATGCAGCAACTCAGGAAGATCTAAGTATATCCAAAAGCAAATGAGCCCATAAAAGGGCTCATTTTTATTCGTCAATTATTATTATAAATTCCTCTTCACTTACATCATCTGGTAGCTCATCATACGGTCCATAGTATCTCTTCATGCAATTCCTCCTTTAGTTTTTCCATCTGCCTGTTAACGGTCATAAAAAAGGTGCTACATATATTATACTACATTAGTTGGGTAAATGGAAGAATAAATATACTTATACCAAACATATGTGTTGTTGTAATTGTATATGTCTGATATAATTAATGGGAGAATTCTGCCTCTTATGATATTTCCTTTTTTAAACTTCTGGATCTTTCAGTAGGCGATAATGTACAGATTGTTTTTAATCCCCTGGGAATCAACGTGAAGACAAGAATCATCTCCCTGGAATACAATCCATTCTACCGCTACAACATCCGGGTAGAGGTCGGAAGATACAGACCCAGCATTTCAGATACCTTTTACCGGATCGAGAGTTCTTTAAATAATGTGGGAAGCTCAGTGGATGACATTCAAACACAGGTGAATGATCTGGGAGTTTCCTATACCATCGTTTCCAATCTGGTGGTGACAGAGACCGCCATTGATGTGACCTATACCGTTGAGAAGGGAGATACCCATCAGTACCATGCCCAGTACCAGTACACCACCGACAGTGGAGGAAGAATCACGAGCATTACCCTTGACAACATTTTCTCGGAGCTTCTCTTGAAGGAAGTATCCACTTTGACGGTGGATATGATGAGTTTTTATATTGAATACGCAGACGGAACAACAGCGACATACAACTACACCGTGGATAGTGGTGGACGAATCACCAGCGTCACAAAAGTATAAAGGAGGGCTGAATCAATGAGCTATGATCATATTTTTAATAATACCCTAGCCATTTGGACAACCTTTGGTGGCCGGGGAGAAGTACTTTTCACCATTCCAACACTCAGCTGGACCAAGAAATATTATAACAATTTTGGCTATACCCAATATGGCAGTGAGAAGCAGATCAACGTCTATGATAATGGCAATGCTCAGATTGCAGTTTATTACGCCAAGACTCCTTACATGTCCTACTGGAACAAGACTACCAAGCAATGGACGGTTGTCAGCGTTCCTTGGTGGAGCTATGGTCAGCCGGAGATTCTCTATGCAGCAGATGGTGTGTTTATTGCAAAAATCGTAGGGCTTGCCAATGTCATCGTTTCCTTTGACGGTATCACTTGGCATAATGCTGGATATTGTCCGGGAGCTTATAATGCCATGACTTGTGGGGCGTATGACATGGCCAGAGGCTCTGGTATCGTCAGTTGGTGGTATTACAAGTCACCGGTCTATTACAGCTTTGATTCACTTGAGGAAAGAACCGCATGGACCTTGGTCGGTGAGGATGGTACCTCGGTACCGATCTTTAAATATTTGACCACCCATAAAGGAAACTTTGTAGGTGTGGTTGGTGGCGACAAATCTATCGCAAGGGCCAGTTCATCAAGTCCAGGTTCTTGGAGCACAACCATACCAGAGGATGTGAATGATACTCGGTATATGTTTATCAGGTCCGTGAATGACGTCCTCTTCGTGATGAAGTTCAACTACACCAATGTGGGCGGTGATTACACCTACTATGTGAAGCTCTGCGTCATGAGTGACGATGCCACCCAGATTACTGAGACCAATCTTTCCTGGGTAGGGGATCTTGCCAACAACAACATCCCAAATCCGAGGAACATCATCTGGATGGAGGACTGGGGAAAGTTTGCGCTTCTTAAAGAGAGTATGCTCTGCGTATCCAATGACGGATTATATTGGGAGGGGGTTGAACAGCCAGGTTTCACCACGAGTGAGTACGACACTTTCGATGGTGCTATGTATATTCCTGGTGACGGTTTCTATGCCAAAGCCAGCGGCTATGTGTATTACGCTCCGTACTAAAACACGATTGAGGATAATGATTAGGATGCTCTTAACCGGGCGTCTTTTTATATACAAACTTTTATGAAAGCGAGGAAAAGAACATGAGAGATATTTGGACCTTTCTTCAGATGGCTTTTGCAGCCATTGGTGGTTGGCTTGGTTGGTTTCTTGGAGGATACGATGGATTTTTATACGCCCTGATTACCTTTGTAGTAATTGACTATCTGCTGGGAGTGATGTGTGCCATTTTGGATAAACATCTGTCCAGCGATGTAGGTGCTCAGGGCATCTTCAAGAAAGTGGTAATTTTCTCCCTGGTAGGTGTGGCACACATCATTGATCAGAACATTATAGGAGATGGCAGTGCCATAAGAACTGCTGTTATCTTCTTTTATCTATCCAATGAAGGAATCAGCATCATTGAAAACTCAACAAGACTTGGACTGCCTATCCCTGGAAAGTTAAGAGACATACTGGAGCAGTTAAAAGACGGAGGGGATAAGGATGGCACTAAGTAATTTAAAGACAAAGTACATGACCAGAAACGATTGTTATACAGCCGGAAGAAAGATCACACCTAAAGGCATTATGGTTCATTCCACTGCAACACCTGGTGTGATGGCTGCTGATTGGTTCAGCAGATGGAACAAATCCTATAAAACTGGAGAAATCAACCGTCAAGTGTGTGTTCATGCCTTCCTGGATGATAAAGAGATCTGGCAGTACCTGCCTTGGAACCATCGAGGTTGGCATGCAGGAGGAGATGCGAATAATACCCACATCAGTTTTGAAATCTGTGAGCCAGGTGGGTTTTCTTATTCTGGTGGTTCTAATATGGTGGGCTATGATGTGAAGAAAAATGAAGCCTACTTTAGAAAAGCGTGGCAAAATGCAGTGAACCTTTGTGTTCAGCTTTGCAAGGAGTATGGTTTGACGGAGAAGAACATCATAGGCCATGCCGAGGGGCACAGTAAAGGTATTGCAAGCAACCATGCAGACCCCATTCACTGGTTTCCAAAGCATGGGGAGAGCATGGATACCTTCAGAACTGCTGTGGGGAAAAGGCTGGAAGAAGAGAAGGCGCCTGCCAAAATGAAGTATTACAGGGTTCAGGTTGGAGCCTTCAGCAGCAGGAAGAATGCGGAAGCTTTAATGGACAAAATCAAGAAGGCAGGTTTTGATGCCTATATGAAGTATGACTGATATTGGGTAATGGAGAGTATGTCAATCATGCATTTTGAGTGCTTAACAGACAATTTGCAAGGGGGATTTTATTTATGACCAAGGAGCAGTTTGAAAGGGAGAAGAACTACCAGGTTTCAATGTACATTGTCAGGAACATGCTTGAGAGAAAGCTGATTGGCATTGGTGAATACGAAAAGATCAGCAAGGGTCTCATAAGAAAATACAGACCCCTGATAGGGTCGTTGAATGGCTAAATGACTTGCTTTGTATCGGATTCAGAGTTAATATCATGATGGAAGGAGGGTAGGACAATGGCAAGAAAAGTTATAGAAATCAAGGCAACTGCTCAGAAGTCCATCATGAGGAAAAGGGTGGCCGCCTATGTCAGGGTGTCAAGCGGCAAGGAATCAATGCTTCATTCCCTGTCAGCCCAGGTTAGCCACTACAGCAGGATGATACAGAGCAACCCCCAGTGGGAGTATGCAGGTGTTTATGTCGATGGGGCAAGCACAGGTACCAGTGACGGGAGGGTAGAGTTCCAGAGGATGCTTGAGGACTGCAGAAACGGCAAGTTGGATATGGTGATAACCAAGTCCATATCCAGGTTTGCAAGGAACACCCTGACTCTGCTGGAGACTGTAAGGGAACTGAAAGGAAAGAACGTTGATGTGTATTTTGAGAGGGAGAACATCCATTCCATAAGCGGGGACGGTGAGCTGATGCTTACTATCCTCGCTTCTTTTGCTCAGGAGGAGAGCCTTTCCGTCAGTGAGAACTGCAAGTGGAGGATCCGGAAGGGCTTCTCCCAAGGGGAGCTCCTCAATCTCAGATTCATGTACGGATACAATGTGAATGCTGACGGGCTAACCATAAACCAGGAGGAGGCAAGGACTGTCAGGATGGTGTATTCAGACTATCTTGGCGGAATGGGGACAGCAGCCATAGCGAAGAAGCTGAGGGAAATGGATGTGGAAAGACCCAGAGGGGGAACATGGACATCGGAGAGGGTGGCCGAGATCCTTAAGAATGAAAAGTATGCAGGGAATGCATTGCTGCAGAAGAAGCTTGTGAAAGATCATCTTTCCAAGAAGCTGGTAAGAAACAAGGGCGACCTTCCACAGTACTACGTTGAGGACAGCCATCCCCCAATCATAGACAAGGCGGACTTTGAAAAGGTGCAGACAATCCTGAAGGAAAACGCGCAGAGGTTTTCAGGAGGCAAGAGAAAGGGCTCCTACCCATTCACTGGCATGATAAGGTGCGGAATGTGCGGAAAGAACTTCAACAGGAAGTCAAACCACGGTAGGGTATACTGGGGTTGCAGCACATACCTTCACTTCGGCAAGGATGAGTGCAAAGTAGGGCAGATACCGGAGAAGGTTTTGACCGACATGGTAAGGGATATCCTAGGACTTGAAGAATTCTCTGAAGGCCCATTCAAGGAATGGGTGGAGCAGATTGATATACCTGGGCCGTTCAGGATTCAGTTCTCACTTAAAGACGAATCCGTTATTGAAAGAGAGTGGAAGCACAAATCAAGGAAGAAAACCACCGAAACAGGGAAGGAGTGAGAGGGTCATGGAAGCTGTCAAGACGGTTACGGTAATACCGGCAAGAAAGAAGATTTCAGAGGGCGACTCCATGACCGGAACACAAAAAAAGAGGGTGGCGGCATATGCCAGGGTTTCAACTGATTTTGGCGAGCAGATATCAAGCTTTGAGGCCCAAAGGGAGTACTACCTGAGGCATATAAGGTCAAAGCCAGATTGGAAGCTTGTGGAGATCTACACCGATGAGGGGATATCAGCAACAAACACCAAGAAAAGGGATGGATTCAACAGGATGGTCAGGGATGCCCTTGAGGGCAGGATAGACCTTATCATAACCAAATCCATATCAAGATTCGCAAGAAACACCGTAGACACCCTCACAACGGTCAGGAAGCTTAAGGAGAAGGGTGTGGAGGTGTACTTTGAGAAAGAGAACATATACACCATGGACAGCAAGGGAGAGCTGCTCATTACAATAATGAGCTCACTGGCCCAGGAGGAGAGCAGGTCGATTTCCGAGAATGTCACGTGGGGACACAGGAAGAGGTTTGCAGACGGAAAGGTTAGCCTTCCCTATGGACAGTTTCTGGGTTACGAGAAGGGTGAGGACGGTCTGCCCAGGATTGTTGAGGAAGAGGCGGAAACGGTCAGGGAGATATATAGACTTTTTCTGGAAGGGAAGACACCCTACGGTATTGCGAGAAACCTTACAAAAGATGGCATAAGAACCCCAAGCGGCAAGGAGAAGTGGAGTGTATCAACAGTTAACAGCATACTGCAGAATGAGAAGTACAAGGGTGATGCCCTCCTGCAGAAAGGATATACGGTTGATTTCCTAACAAAGAAGCGAAAAATCAATGAAGGGGAGGTTCCGCAGTACTATGTGGAGAACAGTCATCCCGCAATCATAGAACCTGATACTTTCGACATGGTGCAGCTTGAGATTGAAAGAAGGAAGAAGGCCAAGGGTTACAAGACAGGCAAGGGTTGTTTTTCGGGTAAGATAGTATGCGGTGAATGCGGAAACTTCTATGGAAGGAAAATCTGGCACTCAAACAGCAAATACAGAAGGGTTGTGTGGCAGTGCAACCACAAGTACAGCAACGACAAGAAATGTAAGACCACGCACCTGAACGAGGAAGACATCAAAAAGTCGTTTGTGCAAGTATTCAACACTCTCGTGGACGACAGGGAAAGGATAGTCGATGGATGCATTGAACTTATCGACAGCATAACTGATTCCACTGAAGAAAAGTCGGACCTGGAAACCATGACAGTTGAGCTGGAGATTTTACAGTCAGCCATGGAGAAACTGATACATGACAATGCAAGACTGCCTATGGACCAGGACGAGTACATCAGGAAGTACGGGCACATGGCGGATAACCTTGGTGTAATCGAGGAAAGAATTGAGGAACTCAAGGAGTCGATTGAAAGCAAAAGGGTGCGGAGGAGCCTGATAGGTGATTTTATGGATATCATCAGAAACCAAGAAGAACTACTGGATTCCTTTGACAAGGACATTTGGATATCCACCGTTGATCATATCAAGGTTGAATCGGATAGGAGACTGGTATTTGTTTTTAAGGATGGAAGAGAGGTGTCGTATAAGCTTTCAACGGGAAGTTGTTTTTAA